AATTCAAATACCCAATAAGCGCACCTAAAACAGTACAACCAAAACCGATTAAAACTACAAATTCGGTTGACATATGAAACAACCACCGCCTCTTGTACAAGATACCTTGTGGTAATATTGGTATATCAGACAACCCCTTGTCTGATAATAGGGCAGGAAGTGGGGCACATTCTTCTTCCTGCCCTTGCATGATTATCTTTTGCTTTTATTAAACAGCATTGCCTCATCTGTAGGTTCTGCTTTAGTCATTAATTCTTCTGGTTCAGATTTTGGTTTAGGTTCTATCTTTGTTTCGATTTCATCCCATGTGAAATTCACAGGTTTGAATAGAATTCTAATTTGATCATCGCTTAATCCATCTTGCCGTAATTCATCTAATGTATAAGTCTTACTTGTACCATATTTTTGCGAAAATGCAGGGTGATTATATGTTAATAGTTTCATATTAGCTATCTTCACCATCTGAATCCGAACCATATCTTCACCATCTGAATCCGAACCATATTCTTCATCAGCAAGCGGGATGATGTCGAAGAAAACTCCCTTACCACCAATAATATCTGGAGCCATATTGCAATTAAACGGAATTTTTGCTGCTTCACCAGCTTTAAATATCATCTCGAACTCAGGGGTAGGTTTACAACGATAACAAATAAATGCTACAGGAGACTTATTACCAGATTCATCAAGAGCATAACCGGTTCCGGTAATTCTGCAATAATCTGGAAAGTCACTAGCTGTAACCCGCACTAATTGTGTATTAGCACCAGAAGTATAATCATACAAAACCTTAATTAAAGAACCTTCAGTAATTGACGTATTCACAGTAATTACTTTCCCAGTAATTGAATATTGATCTACTCCTGTACCAGGAGTACCTGCCTTTAGTTCGGTCTTAATATCTCTTCCATTGCTTTCAAGCGCATACACCTTCAATGTGCCATTTAAGGGTGTTTGGTCAAGAGTTACCTCATGGTCATCGCCAACAACCAACTTCTCCGACCGCGGAGCAGTGGCTGCGCCCTTTACGGCTTTTCTGCCAAGCTTAACGCCAAGTGCAGAAAAATCAATTAAAGGTAGTTCACTATTAAATTCTGCTGTCCTACTATGACTAGTAGTAATCCTAACTGGATTACCAATACCACCACGAATCTCAAGTATTTCAGCATCAGTCTTCAAAGTTACAGATTCTGCATAATCTACTGAAAACAACAGATCTCTTGTAAGGTAATCCTGAACCTCAAAATCAACCACATCAACAATCGCTGTAGTATTATCCAATGCCATATTTTACTTCACTCCTTTATTTTATTTTCTTAATGTAATGCTCAAGATTTACATGCTTTTTATCTACACCCGCCAATAATTGTCTAACACTCATATCATAATTTTCAATTAATTGCATCCTTTGAAATTGATCGTTAAACTGGAAGTAATTTAATTCCCATATGTTCATAATGTTTAAATTGTTATGTTTAGAGGCCAACACTGAAATTAAGTCTATTAGCATGATTTTATCTTCATCTAATTTTCTACCAAGTTTTTTGTTAACTTCAGCTTTTGCTTTTGCAATTTTTTCGTCCAATTCCTTGTTGCGAATATCTTTGCTACTATCCCTTTTAACATCAATACAATTAGCAAGTTTTAACAAACGCACAAATGTATCAAAATTACCTTTGTGCAAGCAAGTTGAATCATTGGCAATAAAACAATCGTTATCCTTAATAAATGTTTGTCTTGTAAAAAACTCCAACCCAGCAAGGAACAAAGAAGTTATTACATCATCGTAATTTAAAATGTTATCAAATTTATTCTCTAATTGTAAAAAAAGAGGATGCAAATCATCATTAGTACAGATGCCTAAATAAGCAGCATACATTGACTCTCCCATTTCAAATATCTGCTTTAATGTTGGAGAGTATATACTTATACCATCAACAAACAAGGGAAGTGCAGCAAGCAATCTTCCCCGATTGTTATACTCTTCCATAATCTCACCTACTTAAAGTTAATGCCGCATATCTTATAAATGTTCCGTACCACTTACCTCCGGCATCTGCCAGAAAATCACCACCACCTTGGAATGTAAGATTGCCAGATTTGAATAAACTACAATTTTTTATAGATTTATTAATTTCGGCAACCATAAAATCTTTTCTCATCCCGCCATCAACGGACATTAAGCTTATATGGCAAATAGCATATAGTATAACCTCTGTAATCTTGATTGAATCGCCCGTATAGGGTTTAAAAGACCATTCGGTGGTTATCAAAGACTTCGGATTATCTTGAATGTCTGGTATGAATCGGAGTGGCCATACCTTATCATAAATAAGGGAAGTGCGATCAAGATCGGAAGGGATACTTTTGTCTAAAAAGTTAGGCACATCAAACATTAACGCCTTAACCAAGCGGTCATTCTCCAATAATTCCTGAAGTAATAAAACCTTGTTAACGCTTAAATTATCTATGTTAGCGCACCTCCCTTATAGAAATGTTTTTAACTTAATTTGCTTTTCGGTAAATTTATTACTACTCATATCTGTAGCTCGGAGAGTAATGTAATAAGGAAATTTATTACATTTAACTGTACAAGTATTATCTGATACGACTGTCAAGGTATAAGCACTATCCGGCACATCATCTGCAATAATGGTAAAGTCAAATTTTGCAGAAGTATCTTCTTCGATAGAAATATTCCCTTCATCGTCTTCTTTCTCAACATATTTTCTTGCAATATAGGTTAAGGTTTGCCCAACCTTTATTTCTGCACTTCCATCAATAACATAGCCAATAGAAGGCAGAGTAGGGGATGGGGGAAGAGGTTCTGGTTCTTCGGCAGCATAGTAATCTAATTCCAATATAATAAGCCCAGGGTTACGCACGCGATTCAAATCTATTACACGATAAACATCATCACCATAAAACACATACTTGTCATTTCTTAAAATGTGTCTAGTAACAGAATTGTTGCTCACTGCAATCATCATACGACTGTTAGGCGTAATTACATAACCCTTATTAGTATCAAGCCCCATTCTTGTCAATGCAATACTATCATATGTGACACAGGGCACATCAATCGGGGTAGGGGAAACAAATGGCTTGTGAAAAGTAAAAACATTGTCACACAAATACACCCTACCCGTTTCATTAACTGGATTAGTTTTATCTGCTTCAAGGCATAACCACTTGCCATTATCAAATTCTAAAATATCTCCAATATTAATTGAGCTTCCAGGGTAAACTATAATATCCTTAACATTGTAATGAATAGTATTAATAACTTGGATATCAATACCCTGGGAATCACTTAACTTCGATTCACGGTAAGAAGGGGTATCTTTAAAATCGTTCATAACGGCATCCACCATAGAATTAATTTCTCTTTCCCTGAGAGAGTCCCCGTCAACCATTAACCTTTTTTCATATAAATCCCAATTAACCATACCCCTTCACCTCCAATTATTATTTTAATAATCTGACAGTTGAACCTTTCTCCATTTTACATTGCTCTTATTGCCCTCTTTAATGCATAAGTAATAATCTGGATCAGCATAAACTGCAATGTTTCTCATGGGACAAGGAGTTCCAAATTGACCGCCGCTTAATGTAGACGCACTTGCATCCCAAGAAAAATTCTCCCCACTAGCGCTAATGGCAACACTATTTCCTTCGGTTCCATTACTTTTATAGTTTACAACAACCTTGTCGTCATCTGAATCTGCTATAGCAGTTACAATTGTGGAATTATCATTTATCGCTTTAACCAATCCCACAATAGCATTATCCGCCGTTAAATCAGTCCCAACAACAACTGGAATACAACCTGTGGTTACATCTTCCGCGCTTGCAACAAATTCATATATTTCATCGGTTCCTATCGTAACTGTTTCTCCGGCAACAACCGCATCAGTAAAAGTTAGGGTAGCAGAAGCAGGTTTGGAGCTTACTGGATTGGTTTCGGAAAACCATTTTGGTTGCAAATAAAATTCGTCATATCGCACTTACTCATTCCTCCTTTTCAAAATACTTTTCTTGCATCTTTTTAATCAATGAAATGCAATCAAAAATATCTTTCTTGTAGGTAGGCAAATCTACATCGTTGTAGATTAAAAATTCTATCTTGCTCAGAAGGGAAAGAAAATCGCTATCATATTTTAAATTAATAATTAATTGTTGGTTACCAATCAATTCACGCTGTAAACTACGCATATATTTTCCCAACGTCTTGCTATTCTCTTCTCGCATACACAAAATTTTATAAACCTTACCTATCAAAAAATCTAAATAGTTCCCAAACAACTTATCTGGAATAGCATCATAATTAGTCTCAATCATTATCTAAAGCACCTACTTTAGCGGATAAGCATAAAGGGTGTAACTAACAATCATTCTACTAAGTTCGTTTTCCAACTTATCCTTTAAATCAAGCAATCTTAATAAATGTGTTGCCTGTGAAGTCATTTTCCAATCTTTTGTTGACATTCTTTGCTTTAATAGTTTTAAATCGTAAATTTTATCATTCAACCAAAATTTACGCATAGCAGTAGCAATAATCAACATTTCTTCATCTGTTAAATCGGAATTAAATTGTTTTTTTTCATCATCCCTATCAGATAAATTCTTCTTACAGGCTTTAAACTGTGTTACGGCTTTCCTTCTTAAACCATCTAGTATTACATCCCTATCATCCTCATCAAAGGATAGTAATGTATCATCTTTCAAATCACTCAAAAACATATTGTCAATTTCAGAATACGAAGTGGGCATTTATCAGTCACCCCTTGTGGGTAATTCTAATTCAATTCCCATTTCTTCTTCAATGTAATCTTTTATTTTAATAGAATCTAATTCTCCTGCTTTTATCATCCTTGCTGCATGTTCAGCCACAGTATTTTTAAAGCCCTTGGGTAAATTGTCAAATTTTTTCTTAAATGACTCAAAATCTTCTTTAAGCATATCCGTAATATTGTCAATACCTAAAATACCTTTATAATGCTGGTAGATGTTGGCATATTTCAGTATCTCTACTTCATCATCCTCTAAAATTCGTATCCACGGCTCGGTAACAAATCTGCGGTCTGTATTTTTAAGGTTAATAAATTCCCCTAGCTCAAGATAGTTTACATCTCCACTATTAGGCCATTCAACAGTATAACCCAACTGACGCTTACTAACATAAATCAACTTACCCTGTGCAATATTCTTAATACGAATCATACGTTTTAAATCGGGCTTCCATTGTTTTGTGGTTTCAGTTTTCTTTGTTTCCATTTCTTTTTTAGGTTTAACAACCTTATCCTGTTTAGCTAATGCACTTTTAATCCTATCAACATCTTCATCACTAATCACACCAAGATGATGTTTTACATCTATTCCTAAACTCTGAATAAATTGAACTAGTTCTTTGTTAGGAATATTTAATTCTTTAGACAATTCATAAACCTTCATAAAAAAATCCTCCTTTTGTTCTAAGTATAAAAAGAGGGGCAAGCACCCCTCTTTTTATTTAACTACTAATCTCATACTTCCCGTAAAGATCAGTAATGACAACCCCTAAACCGTACATAATAGCAAAGAAGTAATCTTGAGTCAAGTCCATGTTACCCAAAGCATCTCCTGTAACAATCAGGGCTTCACCTTCTGTTACAAACTTCACGGGTTTTTCATCGGTAGTAACAACATAAATGTCATCTTCCGAAAGTTTAAAAGTATATGTTCCTACATTATGAACCTGTCTGATCCTTACCATAGGAGTACCATTAAAGCTACCATAGTAACCCATCCGGTAAACATCTTCCTTGGCAGAATCGGAAACAAGACCAGTTGCAACCTTCCGAAGAGCCTTTCTAGTACCAGCCAAAATAGCCTGCTTACCGCTAGCGGCCTCTACGTGCTCAATAATATCAATCATAGCACTTTCATCAAAGGAACCACTAGTTGTAAATCCAGCAGGAAGGCTTGTGAAAGAACCTACGAAAGCATCATAAACATCATTATTAATTTTCACACGAAAAGCCTTTTCAATCTGTTCAAGCATTTCGTTAAAATCAACACGACCACTAATCAGACGGCTAAGATGCTCAAAGATTTTGATACCTTTCAAGGTTGTTGGGATAGGAACGTTAGTCCCTACATCCAAACGCTGCCGCCTTAATGCCTGTGTACCATCAGCAATTTCAGATACAACAAGCATGGTATTGTCAGGAACATAGAAAGAGTTCTGATCACCACGAGCTAAATTCTTATCCTCAACAAACTGCGAAAAGAAATTATCATCAGGAAGTCCCTCAAGCACGGTAACCTGAAGAATTTCCTCAATAATTTCAAACATTTCCGCACCATTGCGGCGCAATGCCTTATAATTAAGCGTTTTCGACCCACCGTTTAGATCGATAAACTTGTTTCGCAATACTTCAGTTGCTTCATTCGCAGAATATTTTTCATGCGAGAATTTATTTTTATAAACATCTCTTGCTAATTCTACTAAAGTCTTATTGTCTTCCATTTACATATTCCTCCTTTATTTAAAATTTAATTAATTGGCAACTACAATTTGAATAACGTTCAAATACTTGTTGGCCCTATACATTTCACGAGCAACAATTATACCCTGTACAGATTCTGGTGTAGCCGAGGTAGGGGCATCGGCTATCTTCCACTTATTTCCCGCCTGCAAAAGCACATACTTGCCAACTTCAGGAGTTCCATCAATGCACTCATCCGAAACAGAGAGAATATCCTGCGGGGCAAGCATTAAAACAGTAATGGGTTGACCAGCAGCATTTATAAAATTCTCTAATGCACCAGCAGATTTGAGTTGTTCATCATAAATAATTTCTGGGGTAGCCACAACTCCAATATTTTTAGCGGTTGTAGAACTAGGAACTGTAGCCTTAAAAATCTCACGATTTGCAGATGCATCCAGAAGATTGCTTACCTCAACCAACATTCCATTTTCAATTGCGGCCTGCCCATCATTTGCATCATAAAATTTGGCAGACCGAATATTGCCATCTTTTGTTGCTTTAACGTTGTCCGAACGAATTACTCCATAAGCCATAATTTATATTCCTCCTTTATTGTTTTAAATATTTATCAAACAATTCATCAAACTTGCCTGGTAAATCATTGTCCTTGGGTGGAAGTTCGATTTTAACAGTATTCTTTCTGCTTGGTCTTGCAGAAAACTTAAAACCAACACTACTTTTTACCATAATAAAAGCAACTTCTTTTTCAAGTTGCTCCAAGGTAAATTCCGAAGCCTTTTCTTTTAACTCTTGATATTCAACATTATCCTTCAACTTTTCATCAAATTGAGAAAACAGTTCTTCTTCTGCCATCATGCGTTCTTCTTTAAGTTTATTTGCCTGAAATTCTCTCAGAATTTTATTTTCTTCATCCAATAGTGCATAGTTTTCACGCATAGCATCAAGAGCTTCTTTCTCTTCCCTAGTAAGTCTTTCTTGGAAAAGCTCAACCCTGTCTCCCACGAAACTTACCACATCACCTTTTTTTTCATACCCCTGCCGATAAATCTTTGTCATATCCCAATTTGAATATTCAAATCTGTCATCAAATACTTGATCAATACAATACCATTCATTATCTTCCGCTTCTACAACTTCAAGAAGGTTATATAATGCGTATCTGATATCTTCATGGGATATTTCAAAGGTTTTCACATATACCTTAGGTTCATCTTCAACTTTAGTTTCGATTGTTTCTTCGCCCTCAGTAAACTCTTCGGTTTCATTTGCTGGCTGTTCTTCAAGGGTTGTCTCTTTCGTGGTAACTTCTTCTTTCTCCGCTAACATTTCTTTTACTTGTCCATCCACTTCATTGCCTCCTTCCGAAAGAACTTTTTTTAATTCTTCCATCATCATAAGAACTTTTTCCTTATGAGCATCTTCGCTAAATGTTTCTGTAGTAGCCATAGCATCTATCATGCCAGTACCATAATCCTTGTTTAAAAAGGTTATGCCTTGATACCTATAATCAATAATTTTAAAGTATTTTTTCTTGGCATCATACTCAAATTTATCAACGATTATTTCTATCGAAAGTTTTACATCTTTATCTCTTTCAATAATGTCTTCAGCCCAATTGCTATACTCACGCCAAACATATCCATTGCAGCACACATAATTCCTGCCATCATGTTCTTCTATAACATAATTATTGCTTTCGGGTACCAACCCAATAGGGGTCTCTAAATAAATTAACTTATAATCATCGTCTCCCATTTTGCTTTTTTCGAGAATCATGTCATGCCCGCCAAATTGCGGATTACCATCCTCATCCTCAATAACATGTGCCAATATGGGAATATTAGAAAGTGATCCCATTGCTCTTTTCATATCCTCAAGTTCAAAATAACTACCGTTAGGGTTCTCACCATTATGACATATCCTCAAACGCATTTTAATAAATTTTTCAGAATCAAAACTTTCATCAACCTCATAAGTAGCTGCAAGTGACAAATGTTCTAAGTTCAATACTGTTTTTCACCACCTCACTAAATAATAAATTTATTACTAAAAACAAATTGCGACTTATCTAGTTCATTAAAACTGAACTTCAAAGAAGTATTATTCTCAAAAATAGAAAGACCATTGTGACACGTCAATAGTCTAAAACCAGATTGAAGCAATTTAGTTTTTAGCTCCTTATCAAAACAATAGATAAACTTCACAAGGTTTTTTCCCCCTTTTGATATTATTAATTTCTATTATCAGGATTATTGGTATCCCGATCTATAGCATCCTGTCCACCATCTGTAAGATCCTCTTCATCAACTCCCGGATTACCTGATTTTTTATCCGACTGAGTATAGCTTGTTTTAAGAGGTGTCCATTTTTCAGGTATATTAAAAACAACATTTTCCACAAATTCATTGTTCAGCATTGCACTAGGCGTTAATCCTAAAGCAGTAGCATATCTCATCTTTATGGGAACTCCAAGACTGGCAGCTTCTTTGGCACTTTCAATATATTCCCTTTTGTTCATATGGGTAATTTCTAAGAAATGAGTCTTAAATAACATTCTTTTATTAAAATTTTTTAGTTTACGATTTACCCATCTCTCACATTGCTTCAGGAATTTAAAAACAAGCATTTCATCTACAACTACACTTTTAGTTAGAGCAGCCCCCGTAGCATCTTGAGAGCTAAATAACAGTTGACTGATACCCGCATCATTATAGAAAGCACGTTCTGCTTCAGCAACTGTATCAATCGCCCTTTCTGATTTGTCAACCCTGATAGCATCAACTTTCTCATAAGGACTAAGTAACGCTCCTACTTGGTCTGGAAGTTGTGCTATGGCTAATTCGTAAAATTCTATTGCTTTGTCTATAGACAATGCAAACTGGTTTTCGGTGTTCTTATCTTTCTGATAAGGAATAGAAAGAGCAAGTATTAAATAATTATCCAATTCCGTTTTTGCCTTTTTGAGTTGTTTAAAATCTTCAATGTCATACAGAGATTCCAAGATACCCGAAAGTGGAGGAACGCTGTAATCAAAGTTATCATTTATTTTTATACAAATAGTTTTATCCGAATCCAACTCTTGCCACCTATACTTTTTCTTATTAGATTTGTATAATTCGTATTTTTCATTAAATTCTGGAGCAAAACGATCCAATTCTTCTTCTCTTCGATTAAAATAAGAAAAATCATATTGAAAGTTTAATACACCATCTTCAATTGATGATATTTGGCAGTAGTCAGGATCAAGAGGTTGAATAAAGTAACTATCCTTAGTTTTATATTCATACCCAAAGAATGTATCTTCGAGCCAGCATATTAAACTTACCTTAGATAATTCATGTTCNAAGTTCATTATTTCTAAATAATTAACAGTTTCAATATATTTTTTTCTAACAATATCAATATCTAAGTCTTTAAAATCAGTCGTGCCATACATTTCTACGGTATATTTAAACATAGGCAAGGTGGCAAAATATAAAACAGCTCTTCTAAAATGAGAACTAGATATAAATAAAAATCTGACTACTTGCCGGAGTTCTTTTTCAAACCGTTGAGGCTTNGCAAGCCATTGTTGAACCTTGTCCCGATCAAAGTTTTTATAAAAACTATATTCCACTTGTTTGTTATCATTTAGGTCACGTTTAACCAATCTTGCTAATGCTNCAAATTGACTCTTTAATAACTCTTGAAGTTTCAAGTCATCCTTGTCGGGTTCATTTGAAAGAATTATGGTTTCGGTTACTGACACAATTTCACCACCTTTTACCCTTATTTATTTTTTATATATCTGGGGTTTTCTATAACTAAAAAGTTTGGAGATATCAACATCTTTAACCTTTTTGGTTAAATCCTTCTCAAGTATGCTTATGAAATAATTTCCATATGCCAAACTCGAATATCTGTCCTTTCTTTTTCCTGCTTGTTCTTTTAATTTAATATACCTTGGATGTTCTTGTCTTTCGAGTAAAACCATTTCTGTCTGCAATAAATTGGTTTGCATATAAGGCAACAAGAAATCTGCTTTTTCTTCAGGGGATAATTTATTAAACCAAGGTTCTTGTGATAAAAGTTCCCTTGCATCCTCTTTGGGTATTAAAAGTTCAATTCTTTTGTTGATAATTTTATCCTTCAAATCTAATGCTATGTCATGGTTCAACTCTTCATCTGGAGAAACTGTAAATATTCTTTTTTCATATTCTTCTTCCATGTGATATGCCGCCAATTTAGGATCATTAAATTCATTCATAGAATAAAAAGGCATATATTCGATTTTTCTTTCGTTATCATAAAGTTTTCTACACAGGTAACTGTAAATGCTAATACCATTTCCTCTAATATCCAAAACAATATAATCACATTCGTAATCATCAAATAATCTTCTAATCATCAACGCCTGTGTTTCAGGATGAATTCCTTGGCAAGACACAATATTCCTAACGTATCTTTTGTATCTAACGCCGTTAGCTGTTTTTTTGCCTACTATTAGTGTAAAAACGGATGAGTCATTTTGATCTCCTCCAAGTAATGCAATATCACAGCTCAATATCCGAATTTCATTAACTGATTTTTTTTCAAATAATGCCTTATTTTTAATGATATTTTGCATTTCCCGATCATAAATAGGGAATGCTATTTTTCTTATGTCTTTTAACTCTTCAGTTTTGAAATATGCTTTTTCGCTTTCACCAAAAAATAAACAATCCATTTCTAATTGCCATCCAATTGTGTCAATATCTTCTTCTTGCAATTCATCTATTAACTGTTCTTCGTTTGTTAACCCTTCTTTTATGGCAAACTGATAAGGTAATCCACAAACGAAATATCCCTTACCCTGAAGCATAGCTTTTACAAAAACTAAATATCTTGCATATGCCCAATTATATTTGTAATACGGAGAAGTCAAGAATATTTCTTGATTTCTTTCCATGTATTCTTTTTTACCCCTGTATTCTTCCTTCCTAAGAAAACCAGGTTGTCTGGACACAGCAAGAAACCTACGTAAAACATTTCTATAAATCAAAGGATCAACAAGCCTGAATTCATCAACTATTAGAATATTCGCTCTCTTTGATCTAGCCTGCTGGTTNCTGGCTGTTATTTTAATCCATGATCCATTCCAAAAAATCACGTTTGGATCAGAAGTATTCATGGATGTACGAATACTACCATCTATTTCCCTCTCAATCATTCCTGTAGAAGATAGATTAATTAATTCTGGTATCTTTTCAATTAATTCCATTGCCTGTTTGGTTGTACCTGATGCAACTATAATTTTTGTTCCAGGATACAAGATACACCTTACTATGCAATACAAAGCAGTTAACCATGTTTTGCCCAAACCTCTACATGCAAAAAACATGGTATAATTGTAATGATTCATTACAAACAATAATATTTTCTGGAATGGTTTTAGGTTAATTCCAAGGTAATCTTCCACAAATATATCAGGGCGCGATCTATAAAATGATGTCCATTCTGCTACGCCCTGCATAAGTCTCTCTGATTTAGTTAATTTTTCGTGGGATTTGTTTGGATTAATACCTTTATTGTATAATCCAACCGCCTTGTAATGCTTATTTCTCTTAACTTCAAAATTTTCTAAATGGCGACTCATTGTTCTTCATCTTCCATTTTTGACACACGCTCTAAATCAATGGTATATTCCTCAATTGCTTTTTCGTATTGTCTAACTATTTCGTTGTCCAAACCCTCCATCTTTGCTAGGTGACCTATCATATAAGTATCTATATATTTTTTCATTTCACTATCCATGCGTTTTTCTATCGGTCTTTCATCTTCCCATTTTTTTATAAACATTCCTAAACTCATTTTTTCAGTTCTGTCAGCACCCGTTGATTGAACTGGTTTCAGGTTGCCATCATTCATCAGTTTACCCCTTGCTTCAATCAATTTAGTTACATCNCCCCTGCCACTCATGCGAACTTTTTCAATTTCTAAATTCATGAAACAGATATCCCGCATAATCATTTCCATACCATAATCTGAGCATTCAAAGTCTGTTTTCATTTTATGGATTTCGTTTTCAAGAAAATTATACTCCCAAGGTGTTCTCCCCTCACCCCAATAATCAATTGTTTCACTTGCAATTTCATCTTTTGAATCTTCGGCAGGGGCAGATGGACATTCATAAATATTTTCCACAGAGTCACTATCAATATACCGAAGTGCTTCATACCCTTCATTAAGTTTGCCGGTAGAACCCAGCTTACTTTTATAATACCCAAATACTTTATTACCCTTTTTGCCCCGGCTAACTAATCTGTCAATATGTGATTGTGTTGCTTGTAATGCAGATTCACTGAATCTTATATCCAAGTCTCTACATACACACCTGATTGCAGTTTTCATATCACCATACAGGGAAAAATAATGTTCATAAATTTCATTAACACAATTACGGCACACAGATAAATAACCATTAGTATCTATCAATAAGTTTGTAGCCTCATAGAAGTTGTTAACCACCATTGACTTACAACATTTTCTGCAATAACCATAATTTTTTTCCACAACTATCTTACTTTTTCCCTTTGCGGGTTTTTTCGCCACAACATCTTCACCATCCTTTTGTCCA